CATTATTTCCATGACGATTAACAGCTTCATATGTTTCATCTATATAACCAAGTTGAATACCTGATCTTTGATTGACTTTATATAAGAACCAATTAAACTCTTTCATGAGTTCTTTATCATAGTTCCACCAATCGTAATTATATTTAATACTTGACACGTTCCTCGTTATCTCTTTTACAATGTACTATTGAGACGTTTGGACATCTCTTTTCAATTTCTTTTATTTGGATAGGATCATCTTCAAAATGCATTTGTACTTCTACACCAAGATCTTTTAACATATTAATCATTTGACCTTTAAAGATACCAGAAGCTTTTCTACCATAGATTGGATTATCATAACGATCAAGTGGATTCATATATACGGTATTATATATGCCTCTTGAATGTAGCATTTTTTCTGTTTCTTCTCTATCATGGTAAGGCCGCCCTGTGATAATAATATCATTTTCACAGGGTCTTACGCCGGTGACGTCTTCGCCAAAATAGATTACACCATCAATATCGAAACTATTTACTTTCATAATCGTTTACTGAATCTTGAAATGTAAAAAGCAAGTCTTTTGCTTTAGGTCTATTTTCTTTGAGCTGAGGTTTAGTCATGTCTGTAATGACTCTTCTCGCTAAGGCGTCACATTCAAATTTAGCATCTTCAGTTTTAAGTTGTACTGGAGGAGTCTTTTGAGTCCACGCAGAAGGTCCTCTTAAATAACCTACAATACCCATCTCTGAAGCTACCTTACAAAATCTAATTGCTGAGACTACAACTCCACCAGAGTTTGGAGAGTCTTGAACTGAAAGTCTTGCTGACAATTCATATCTTGCTCCAGCAAATCCATAAGCAACCATATCAAAGTTTGCTATTTTATTATCAGATGATATATAGTCGCCACCTGGTTTTTGTTGAACGGTAAGAGATGGACCAGCAAATAAAGTCATACCTGCTGTCGACTCATCTCTTACAATATTCTGTCCTTTAAGGACGTTTTCTTTTGAGATATGTTTGTTCTTTAATCTATATTGCTTAGCCATATTTAAGAAGTCAGTGTTTGCTGTTCTTCCTGTTCTTATATGCTCCTGTCCTTGAGTAGATCCTGCAGCCATATTCATTTGAATATGTTGAGTAATCATAAGACCAGAATCTAACATAGCACCTTGTAAGACTTCAGACATTCTTGAAGCTCCCCAAGCTGATCTCATATCAGAACCAATAAAGGATAACCCAGCATCGATAAATCTTTGCTCAGTTTCAATTGCATCTTCTGTTGAAATCAATGTAGGTATACAATTTACAAAATGAACTCCTGCAGCAAGTGCAACATCAATCCAGTATCTTGATGCTTCTTCTGATCCTACTGGTAAGTAATTAATAAGTACATCTACTTGATGATACTGTAATAATTCAACTGTTCTATCGAATGATTCAGCTGGAATAGCTCCATTTACAAATGTAACTTCATCTGGATAGTCATGCATATGTGGTGCTATCCCGTCCATTTCTGGAGCTGAATATACCAATGCATCCTTTGTTACACATGATGTATTACTATCAGTACTTATTTTTTCGACATGATCCATAGCACAATTAGGCTGAGCTCTTAAAGCTTTTGCCAATTTCTTGTTGACTTTTCTTTTATCGATATCAAATCCAATTACAAATTCTATATCGTGGACACTATATCCTCCGATATCTTCGTACATAAGACCTATTTTGTCTTCTGGATTTTCGTTATAATATTGAATTCCCTCTACGAGAGACTTCGCGCATGATCCGACACCTATGATGCCTGCTTTGATTTTTGACATAATTATTTTTCTCCTTGTTTATATCAGTTTATTTGAGTGAGAAATTTGGCTGGGAGACCCAGAGTAGCTCACTATATACTATTAGTTATAACACTTATCAGACCACTTCCGAGGATAATGACTGCTGCCGTGTTTAAAATTATCAATGCTCTATCTTTCCAGATAAGAGCGACTATTAACCAACCAAACGTTCCAATTAAGGAAAATGTTTGATCGTAAATTGCAAGATCAGCATTTGATCTTGTTGCCATTGCTATTAAAAGAATAGCCGAAGCTATCCATTTTATATACCAATCAATTGTATACTTAGGAGTCGCGCTCTTAAATATACGTTTTGAATTCTCTAATTCTTTTGCGTCAAACTTTGATTGACTCATATTCTATACCTGCTTCTTCAAATAATTGTTCTGTTAATGTATCGCTTTTATTCCAACGATCTGGAGTATCTTGAGAGAAAGCCATTACTCTTTTGACACCGACTTGGATAAGACCTTTTGCACATTCGCTACAAGTTGGTAATCCATGTACGTATACGGTCGAGTCTTTTAAAGATACTCCGTTTGCTGCTGCGTTATAAATGCAATTCATTTCTGCATGTACAACGTACTTGTACTTTTCTTCTCTCTCATTATATCTTTCTTCAGTATCTTCAATACCTCGTGGAAAACCATTATAGCCTTGAGCTATTATTTCTCCATTTTCTCCAATAGCAACTGCACCAATTTGTCGGCTTGGATCTTTTGACCATGTGCCAAAGTGCCATGCAAGAGCGAGATATCTCGTATCCCAATTACTTGATAAGGTCAAAGTGTCTTTCATATACATGTAAGTTTTGTACTTGCCAGTGAATGTCACCTAAGCCAATATGACCAAGTACTTTTTCTTTATTAAGATCTGCTGCTAAGTTAACGAGTACTTGTTTTTGCCAAGCATAATCGTTTTTATAGCCAAACACTACATCATTAGATCTCATTTGAACTACACAATGTAGTTCTCTATTTCTAATATAATAGGTTACGGCATTAGTACAGATAAAATCATTTTTACCATTCTCATCGAATTCAAACCAGATACTTGGTCTTTGATAAACCATAGTTGCTCTTCTTGAATCCATATTGTATGTAAGTTCTGTTAGCACTTGTTCATATTGACAATAGAACTTAGGACTATAAATGAGATGACCATAATTAGAATTGATTTCACCATGTACATTTGCTGTTGATTGCCAAGCTTTTGGTGGTTCTTTATCTCCTTCAGGATAGATATCAGTTATATTTGTTGACTTTGATTCATACCAGTCAAGTTCTGCTTTGATATATTCTTTATTTGGAGTACCAAAAATAGCTGGTTTATCAGCAAGAAATGATGCGCCAATAATTTCTACAGTCTTACATCCAGTTTTATCTGTTGTAAACTGTTTTGATTCAAGAGCATTAACAAATATCTCTGCAATATCTTTAGTCGTCTGCATTTTGAATCCTGTTATTGAACATATCTCTCTTTGGATCTTGGCCTTCCATTTTACCACGAGCATAAGCAACTGCAAAAGAACAATAGTTAATCATGTCTTTATAAGTATCTTCAATGCTTTCGAAGTTTGGTTCATCGGTTGATTCAAGCAAGGATGTTGCTCTCATAATTTTACCAAGAATGATATCATGAATAGTATCAATGCCACGTCTATAGTGCATTGCTTGTACTACTGTGGATTCAGAGCTTTGATAGTCTTGTGATTTTTTAGTTTGTAGTTCTGCGCATTCTTGCAGGACTCTTAGGCTTTCTTTCATAATGTCTCCATAATTTATTTAATATATCTATTATACCATACTTTTGAGCAAATGTAAACAAGTTTATTCAACATTTAATAATCTATATGTTTCAGCTGGCGCACTTGATTCGTTCCAAGCTTGCTTTACTGTCCATATTCCTAAGTATTTAAATGTTAAAGTTTTGCCTATTTCATTAGGTGTAATAATATCGATGTTAGTTTTATAAGCAACGATATGAGTTAATTGATTTATATTATAAGATTCAATCATTTGATGTTTTTTTGTAAGTGAAATATTTTTATATTGATGTCCTTTTCTTTTATAATCAATGTAATAAATATTTGGCGAAAAGACTTCAATCATATCATCATGCCTCCAAGCATAAGCTTCACCAGGCACAGGCTTATCTTGTTTTGCTATGCCCTTCCATTTCATAGTTTCTTCCATTGCAATAGCATCTACATTTTCTCTTTTGGAATAGGTTCCTTTATTAAATTCTGCATCTAAATGATCTATAAGCTTTTGATCAACTACATACGTATGATTATTAATTTTATCTTTAATATGTTGTTCTAATTCAATCACGTTGAATATTTAATCCCCTGTTCATTTAAAGCTGCTCTGTTCATCATATGTCCTTTGATAGTATCGTCTTTTGATTGTCCCATATATGGAACAGCATGATAGTTATCCATCATTAATTGATTGACACTTTTTTCAGTATCAACTTCAAATACTGGATGGCCATCAGCATGTTTCTCTATTATAAAAAGCTCTCCAATGATTCTTCCAAACTTACCTTTATCATGAACAACTAACTCGATATTACTATCCTTTAAGATTTCAGTTAAAAACTTCTTAGCTTGTTTACCATAAAACTTTTCTTCTAAGTCTCTTGTTCTTGATTCTGGAGTATCAATACCCATTAATCTTACTCTTTGTTTTTTCATAGTAATTTTAAAACCAAGATCGATGTCTACATCAACTGTATCTCCATCTACGATTCGTGTTACATCAACTTTATATCTGTACATTTGTTTCTCCTATTTATAAAATATGTGATTATTTATAACCACTGTTTGATTAAGTGAGTCAGCCCAATAAGGATAAACACTATCAGCATGATAATGTGTAGAGCCTTCTGTGATATCGCCGTACTTACCTTGCATTATATCTCTTGCAACATGCATCGAATATAACCAAGTAGGACTATCAACTGGATCGTCTGACTTACCATCACAGAACCAACTAAACTGACATTGATGTCTTATAGGAACTAATTCATTTTTCCAATTGACTCTCATTTTTGCTTGATAGACTACTCCACATATTGTAGTAGGATAATTAAAATGATTTACTCTATTTAAAACAACTTGAGCTACTGCAATTTTTCCAGCTAATGGTTGATTACCAGCTTCAAAATAAATGTTTTGAGCTAAACAATATTGCTCACCATTTGGATCAGATGCGTAAGCTCTTGGTACTGCAAACATGACAGCTCCAAGTATAAATCCAAATAACATTCCACTTAA